GATCCTCAGGTTGATGGTCAGCTTAGAGGGTTAATGTATCACGAGATAGGTCACGCCGTGTCTGCTAAGCTGCGTAATACAGATAGAGCTGCGTATGTGAAGTTTGGTGAGATGATGGGGTGGAAAGTTAAGGATCCGAATAACACCACTGCCCATCATATTTTCCGCAGGGCAACAGGTAATGACAGGGCGATACCAAGAACTGGGCCATTCAAAACACTCCCCCTTCTAACGCGTTATGCCGCAACAAGTGCTGAGGAGTGCTTTGCTGAATATTATGCTATTTATCATAAGAATACTGAAAAGATGAATAAGTGGTTAGATGGAGGCCCCAAGCCAACGATTATGTATGGCGGGAGATCGTTAGACTCTTCTGTCCTGGGAATGAATTCCAAAGCGTTTCGGTGGATGAGGGCTAATGTTTTCTCAGCAGAGCGCATAGCCAAAGCAATTCAATTTGAAAAATACGAGAATGATTTTGTCACCAGAACATCTTAGAGAATTGCTTCATATTATTGAGGCGCATCATTTACATTTCATAGTGAATAATGTAGGTGCTGATATTTTAACTTTGGATGACAGGGATATTTTGACTGGTGCTGGCGTAGACCTCAGCACCATAGATGATAATAACTCAAATGTAACACAAGCATATAAATTTGGGGTGTTATCCGAAGCACTGGGTGATCAAAGAGCAAAACAAATGACTTATCCCGAATTAAAGCGATTTATTCAGTCAGGACAGTTTGTACCACTTAACTCCAAAGAGCAAGCTACGTTAAGGTCCCTTAAGTACCACGCATATTCCGACATTACTAATTTAGGAAGGCGGATCGGAACTTCTGTTGAAATTGATTCTCTTGAAACCGCGCAACAGAGGAGAACTAAGTATGAAGAAATTATCCAGGAGGAGGCAGAAAGAACCGT